TCTGATAATTGGGTCCGATAAGGCTCATGGCGAGCCCATTCTTTTATGGTCATCATAGATTGTTATACCCCGAGCCGCTGGATACTAGCAGCTTCCTTGGCGTCATTAAGTGCTTGTTTCTGGAGAAACTCCTGTTGTCGCATCTGAATCTTTTGATCATGCTCCTCCTTCTTCATGGAGAGAATGAGGCTGTGCTCAATGAGCTTGCGTTCAAGTTCTGGAGGGAGGGGCTCTCCCCCAGCAGAGGCAGCGGTTCCTTGAGAAGCTGGGATTTGCTCGGGCGTCGGTTGTTCGGCTTGGGCTTCAGCTTGGGCTTGTTCGGCCAACGCCTTCTTACGCGCGACTGCTTGAAGCTTCTTCTGCCCATTCCAGATCATTTCCCCATACTGCTGGAGTTGCTGACGATACCCAGAGATCTGCGAAGAGATAGCTGGGTCTTGACCCCCAAGTTGGATGTGCTCAGTAGCATGAGCGTGGAGTTGAACCATAGGCTGGACAACTTGTCCCAAGTCTGCCTGTCCTTGCTCAACCGCGTTGAAGAACTCAGCGATACGCGCAACATGGTGCGTCAAGTGTGTAAGATGAATCTCATTCGACTGAGCTGGGATATTTTCCCCAGCGACAATGTGTGCGTTCTCAAGGAGAGCGAGCTTGTCGTCAATAGTAGGCCGAGGCTCAAGAGCTGGGGGGACGTATCTATCAGCGAGTTCATACCCAACCTTGGCAGCGACTCTATCTCGGAGGAGATTCCGCCGTCCAATGTCATCAAAGGAAGCAGCTTCAGCAGCTAGCTCATTGAGGACTAGCTGTCTAGCTTCTGGAGATCCTCCACCAACAGCTCGAACAACTTGGCATTGATCGAAATCAATAACGCCAAAAGCTTCTACGGGTATCCCATCTTCGAGAAGACGGTCCTTAAACTCTTGGACAAAGTCTCCACCCGGAAGATCAGGTCCGTAATCAGGATTGAAGACACGTCGCGCGACTTCACGAAGGAGGTCTTGAAACGGCTCGTAGAAGAGGTTCAGGCTGGTGATACTCAGCTTACTTGTGCGTGCAACATACGCCTCGACCTCAAACCGAGTGCGCTCTTTGTTGTCCGCAAACATGCCGACAGAGCTATACTGCCCTGTCTTACCCTGAAGCATTGATGTGAGATCCTGAATAACGGGCATCGCGTTATTCGTGAGGTTGGGAACTGTCCTCTCAATAACTTTGTTGCCGGGAGGGAGCACTGCGTAAGGGCCGTAATACGTCAAAGCAAGATCAGCGAGAGCCTGTTCGTCGGCTGGCTGGATAAGTAGTGAGCTAGACAACATTGCGGAGTCGATCACCTGATTCCGTAATCGGTTGCTGACTTGGACATGGGGGTAGATTTTATATCCCAAGCCACGGATAGAATGATAGTAACCATTACTACCGATACCGTAAGTGAAAGGCTTAAATGGAGCTCGGTTGGCAGGGTATTTATCTGCCTTCTCATACATGAACTCCTTCACGGATGAGTCATCCAAGAACATGTAGTGAGACCACATGCCGCTGAACTCTTTGACCCACAAATGACCTACATCAATCTCAGGATACTGTAGATCGAAGGCAGCATCGTTATTCTTGATGTATTCTTGGACTGTTTCCCAGTCATTGCCGACAGAACTTTTGGAGACGCTAGAACTAAAAGCCTTGATAAGGACGTCTTTGACGACTTTGGGGCTCCACCCGAGCATCTTAGCAGCCTCTTCGTTCTTGATGAATCCATAAAGCTGAGAGGGGCGATACTTTTGAATAGCTCCTGCCATTTCAAGGGAGCCGGGGTCGGCCTGAGTATGCCTTGGGAAGAAGAAGTCGCCCAACTTAGCGACCTGCCACCGCCAATCAAGGTGGTCAGCGTGGTAGCAAACAGCGATACCGTCGCTGATGAAGTGGTGACAGCAGAAAAGAAACCTGTGGAAGAATGAACTCCACTTGCGGAGCATCCCTGTAAAGTGCTTCCCGATCTTCTCCTCATACTCTGCCCTGAGTGGAACTGGGAATGAGTTTGGGCGAAGTTTGAAGCGCAAAAATTCCTCTGTTGAGGCAAAGAGATCCACATAACCAGACATTGAGAACTCAAGAAGAGCTCCACTTTCGTCAAAGTTTAAGTTTGAGCGACCTCCTTGACCAGTTTCAACAAGGTCAGTCTGCCGATAGGGAGGCTCCCCGTCAAACATCGCCTGAACTTTTGCCCGGTTTAAGTTCGCATTGCGGTCATCATCCCGCATTTTGGCTAGGGATTCCTGTGCAGAGCGAGCATCTTTGATGCGGCGGGTTGGTACAGCTCCATCCTTAGAGAGGGTTAATAGACCGTCAGGGGTAGAGAGGAACTCTTGAAAAGATTTGTCCATAGTAGGTTTAGGATTTACGGCGAATGATACGGGGCAAAGATGTCTCGGTCAACGCATCTTCTGTAGGAGGGGTCTCGGCTACCAGTAGAGCGGGGGTGGGGGCGGCGGGAGGGGTCTCATTTTTTGGTTGTTTGGTTTTGAGCTTAAAGAGGTCTGCCTCCCGAGTAGCGGGGATGGCAAAGATTGTCTCACCCATAACCTCGTCAAGATTGTGAACTACTTGGAAGAGGTCGCTTGGTCGAAAGACTGCTTGGAAAAAGGACTCGTGAGAGTGGGGTAACTCACGGTGGAACCCTGTGATAGCTGGAACAGTCCACGGCTGTAGGGCAGGTCCTGCTTTGTGGCGGTAGAGCCCAACTCTGTGGGGGCCACTTGGCGGGCCGAGTAGTAGGCCGCGAGCAAAGGTTGTTTTTTCTGCGAGTTTGGATACCCAGTTTTCGGTCAGTGGGATGACGTTGAGCTCCAGCCATAAGGACTCTTGAGGGTTGTTGGAAAAATACTTTGACCACAACACTGACATCTCAATCGAACGCTCAGACATGGGTATCGAGGACACAGAAACCTTGTCGAACAACTTTTCAGGTAGTTGAGAAATCCCCCTCGCGAAACTCATGGCTTCTTCAACCAACCCACCGGGGGCTAAAACTAGAAGGGAGTGCCCTTTGTGCGCCCCAAGAGAAGCCCATAACTTAATTGCTGGGCGGATGTTCTTGATACTCTCCGTGGTGATGGGGACTACGATCTGCATGGTAATGATCCGATTTGGATGGGTGAGAAGTAACTTTCTAAAGGGGTGGTGTCTCCAAGTTCTTTTAAGGCTGCAAATATTTTCCTGAAAATTCTTCCTCGAAGGACTTCGATAGCCCACTCAGGATTATGAGACGCTGTATAAGCCACTACTTTCTCCCTTACAAGGTAAGAGTTTTCATTTGGACCAAACTTTCGACGGTAGTAAAACACAGCGTCATCTAAATCACTAAACCTGCGGCTCGTAGTTTCGCGAGGGACTCGCCACCCGAAAGGGGGTGGGTTTATCGGGTGGTCTGGAAGTGAAAAACAAGTAGGCCCGCTATGGATAATAATCTCTTCTCCACCTTTAATCGCTGGGATAACTACTTTTCCAGTGAAGCTGACCTTGTGTCGGGAGCCTAGAAAAATATTGTCGGGGCTGATGGGCGAGACTTCAGCTACAGAGGGGACCCCAACTCCCGCCGCTAAAGCTTGTATGATACCTTGATTACCGACGAACAAAGATGCTCCAGACACTACCCTATATACCTCAGTTAAATCTTCCGTCAGCACCCACTCTACTCGGCGTGTGTCTGGAATGAATGGTCTGAATGAATTAAACTCATCCTCATCGCCGCAAAATACAACTCTCCCAAGTTTATGGAGATGCTCTATTATACCCGCCCATGGGAATAACTCATTCTGCTGTCTACAGGAGCGTGCGATAACCACTGTAGTCTCTTGTGTCGTAACCTGCGGCAGCCAAGTAGGCGCTCCCCGAAGTCCGCAGAATATACTCATCATCATGGGAAGACTTCGCCCGCTCTGTTTGTGAGCGAAGCCCCTCATATCAAGGTCAAACTGCAAGTCTTCGGGCATCCCCCTCGTCACAGACTTGATCCACGGTGTCGCGTAGCTAACAAACTGTTGTATTCGGTGGAGGTTGTCTCTTCCTACTGGGGATAGTGGGGGGATAAATAAATGATGTGGCCCATCAGGAAGCTGTCTAGCTACCCCTAAAAAGTAGATTACTTCGTGAAGTGTATTGGCCGGGATGATAATTCTCATGAGAGATGTCTCCCGGCACGGGAAGCGATGTCTAGTTTTTTGAGAGCTCTGAACACTGGTGATCCTTTACGAGCTTTGAATGAACTAGAAACTCTCTCAGTTGATGTGAACCCTAGGCGGGATCGACAGAGGTCAACTAAGATGAACGCGGCATCGGCTAAGTCGGGGCTAAACCCAACACGGTCTTTCATTGTGACTTTCGACTCAGCTCTCAATAGTAGCCTACCAGATCCTTTGACCGTGTCGTAATGGCGAGAGATCATCTCCCGAATAGTCGAAGCATCGAGCCCACGAATCTGCCCTGCGCGGAGGAGCTCTTTGCCAGAGAACCAAAGTTCTGATACCCGGTCAGCATACCTCTCGTAAGAGGGTGTTTGTTTGTCAGATGAAGACACTGGGAGGTCGGAAGCTCTCCCCGAGAAGTTGACTCGAAGGAAATCTGGTGCCCACATAACAGCAAGAACATCAGCAAAAGGAGCTCCACCAGCCGTGGCATCAAGAGCGAAGTTACGCGCGGAGACCCCGCGACGCATACACTCTTCCTTGACCTGCCTACATATCTGGTGCGTTCGGGGGTCGGCTTTATTGGTGACGTCCTCATTAAGGAGTATCATTTCGTCAAACTCAACAACCCGTTTACCGTCTATGTCTTCTCCGACTGTTCCAAATCTCAGGGGACACCTATCTCCCCCGGCTGTGAAAGCTACGTCAAGAGCTGCAACGCGGGTCTTCTTGGCATTCGGGCCCCATACTGTCTTCTCCGTTCCCTTATACTTCTCAATCTCGGAGTCTGAATAGATAGCCTCGTCAGCTCCTGTTGGGCACCAGAAGCCCTTGATCATTCGGTAGTAGAGGACTGATTTTTCCCCGAGCAGCTTGGCGTCATTGAGCTTATCCTGAGTAATGAGGAAGGGATAGGTATCCTTTCCCGACGTTATGTTAGGGGATCTCTCTCCGTCAAACCTTATGAACAGCCCTCGTTTAGTGCGCCATGAATAGTCGTTCTCGGTAACAGAACCCCACCCATGATAGGGTTCCGAAAACATTCCATGTGGGTCGAAGTGAGAATTAGGGTTCCCAATACCGACCATTTTGAAGTCAGCATTCTGGGCCAAGTTAGAGTAAGCCGTCGTCAAGACTGACTCAGCTAACTCAGGCAACTCATCAGCAACTAAGCGGAGACGTGGAGCCTTGAATCCGAGGAACTTATTCACAGCGTCCTTCTCTTTTTTCCGGTCGGCTGCGATGAGCGAGAGACCAAACTTGTCAGACTGGAGTCCTTCAGCCTCGAAGCGAACAACGCCGAGGGATGACACAAGTTTTCCCGGAAGTCCCGGCACTGCTTGGAAGTAATCTTCTACGGTGGACCAGATACGCTTACGGCTATCCTTCAATGAGGTGGACGTATACAAGACCTGCGTTGCGTGCGGAGCGCATAGCCACTCTACAAGTCCCCATACCGCAAAGAAATCTGTCTTCCCCGAGCTCGCGGCCCCTCCAACAGCTAGGTATTGGTTGTGGGCGGCATGTTCATTCATCTCTTCAGCCCATGGGTGCCATATAAACTTCTTTGAAGAGTCGGGACGATTCCAAATAAGATCAACAATCCGTCTAAAATGATGGGGCTTGCCGGGGGATTCGGGGGCTCCCTCACGATAGCAAAGCAACTCAATATCAAGGTCGGACGCAGAGGGGGGCCATAGTAGTC